ACCATCACTATATGATAGATATAATACAGACATATCACGAGTTGCCTGTAGTAATCTCCATATACTAAAGGCATGACCTAAAAGTGTAGACTTAAAATGAAATCTTGGTAAGACTGCACAGTAATTCAAACCGTTTTGAAGACAATATTCTATATCTTCAGCTACTACCCCAACATGCCACGCCTTAAAGTACTCTGGATGTTCAAAACTTTGACTCCAGATATCCCTAAGAAATTCGTAAAAACTTCCAACCTTTACTCGTTGTTGTTGTGCTGACGCAATTCCTTCTGCAAGTTGATTAAAAGCATCATTATAATTAGTTGCTTCTTGCTGTAAAACCACATTAATTCTCCTGCGTTACTAACGTTCGTAATCGGATCGCTACTTTATCTAGAACAGCTGAGTCTGTTACTTCTTCTATCAAAACATTTATTACGTCTTGAATAAATTGCATCTCTAATAACCCCTCCATAACCTTCCGCTCTCCTTGAATACTCATATCCGTAATCTTTGCTGCTTCTACTGCTCTATCAAAAACTAAGCCGTCTAATTCATGTTTAGACTTATGTCTCATTTGTTCATACGTATCTAAGTGTTCTTTCTGTAACCGAGCAAAACGTTGACTCTCACTTTCCTGTACTTGTTCAATCGCTGTTGATCTTGCTTGAGTTCGTAAAGCTTTCCAATTATTTTGTTTTGCCCAAGAATATATTGTAACGGGTTTTATACTTAACCTAAATTCTTTATTTAAATAATAAACAATATCCTCCGCAGTCTTATCTCCCGGAATGTATAATTCTAAAGCTTTATCTTTTATATTTTGTGGTATCTTTTTTGGCATTAGTATTTCGTAATCCTTGGTCTTCCTGACGGTAGATTATAATATCCACGCCCCGGATGATCCGTATCAATTGACATATTTTGAGAAGATATATTTCCCCCCATTGGTGATCCATCAGATTGTAAAAGATTAGCAAAACTTATATGCCCTGTTTTACCATTCTTTGCTGCTGTATAGCAATATGGAACATCTACTTTACCACCCGATGTGTCTCGTACCGGTCTATACCGTAATACTATTTCGTCAGGTCTACTACATATTCCTTGAAATACGGCTTCCGTTGGATTTTCCCCAATAGGTTTATAATCCCTATTCCCTATTATACTCCCCCATGTTTTCTGTAAATCCTTAACTCTTTTATTCCAAAAACATTCATAAAATTCACACCAGACAACCTTACCAAATTGTTCCTGAATATCGTCTTCAGTCATTCCTTCGGGTAATTTATCCTCGTATTCTAACCTAGCATCATAACTTTCGTTAAATTGAATTCTAATGTCATCATTTAATTTCTTAGCTTTCACTTAGAGCCTCCTTTATTCTCCATGCCGCAATACATGCAGCATCTGCAAAATCTTGTTCTTCAAAAACATCTCCCCACACATCTTGTGCGTGAGATAAAATATCTGCTTTATTAGCATTTCCATTACCAATAACAACTTTCTTCCATCGTCTATTATCTACAACAATTACATCGTAGTTATTCCTATGGCAACCTGCCCTAACACAACCAATAACATTAGCAATCTCAATGGTAGTCTTAGGATTTTGAATCAGAATGGCTTGTTCAATAGCAACTTTTACTTGCGTTTTTTCTGTATCCGTTATATATATTTTACTCAGATCATCCCAAAAACTCACGGAAAATTCCTTGAATCTTTCGTCAAATGTCTTTGCTTTACTACTCCATTTCTTTTTTGTAATTAGTCTATACTCTGAATCTAAAACTACACAATGTATAGCTTTACTAGAACAATCGAACCCTACATATGCTACCTCAGTCATTAACCTCTCCCTGCAATGTTTTCCATACGTAAAGTCACTACTCGTGAAACAGTATTATAAGCCGTAGTATAAGTATTTAATATACCAATAATACGTGTCTCAATTGCTTCTTGTTCAATAATATCACGTTTAAGCTCTTTTAAGGAATCGTATGTATCCATGACTGCTCCTCGTACCTCATCACGAGTTAATTTCTTTAAACCCTCTTTTTCTCGTTCATCCGCAATTCTAAAAACTGCGGTTGCAAAACCTTCGTCAAAAGCTGCATTTAAAGCATTTTTCTTAGCTTGTGCATCAGCTACTTGACTTTCTAAATAGGCTTTATAACCTCCGTATACAACTAAAAATTCCGATAATTCTTTATTAGAAGAGTTCATTAGATCAGAAAATTCTAAATGTTCTCTCTCTTCTAAATTAACATCTAACTCTGGAATCATTAACGATTCTATATGACGAGCAGCTACTCCTAAAGCCTTCATCGGAGTCCAGTTAGTTTCACGTCTTTGCATTGACACCATCTATTACCTCCACATATATTTGGTACTTCAATCATTTCCATAATTCTAAGACATCTATCTTGTATTGTTTTCCAATCAGCTTCATTTCGCTCAAGTTCAAAAGCTTTTAATTGCTGATCATTTTTATTCTCATATAGTATAACACCATGATCCATTGGTAGTAAATTTAAATATATTTGTAATTGTACTATATGTTCTGGTTTCGGAGATTTCTGTAATGCATTGAATCCACGAGTATTAATAGATTTTAATTCTAATGCAATTTCCTTATATCTCTCATGAGTTAATATAAAGTCTACCCGCCCAGAAATAACGGGGTATGCTAACTTAACTGGTAATTCACGAGATATTAATATACCTATATTTTTAAAATAATCATTCATACGTTCTTCTAGATACGTCCCATTATCAAAAATCCGTTGTAACTTTGCATCTAAAGGACGCTCTTTAATAAAGCCATTATACGCTAAGTATAAATACCTATCACATGTGTTCCCTAATGCCGACGGATAGAATTTACCTGCCTCCATAGGACTAAACTCACCTGTTAAATATGTATCTAACTCTTTTAATAACCATTTATCTTGGGGAAAGAGGTTTATTCCTCCTCCCCTAATTTGAGCAATACCTGCCATAATCTCTCCTTTACTTCCGTATATGTAGTTTCTTCAATATGTACAATGTAATCTACATTTGGAATTTGCATTAAATCCATATCTCTTTTTACATCTCGTGATTTATAGTGACCATATACTCCATCTGCTTCAACAATCATATTAAGTTCAGGAATCCAAAAATCTACGGTATATTTAAGAAGGTAGTGTTGAGGATTATAACGTAAGCCAAATTCATCTAAACATTTAGCTATTTGCTGTTCTTGAGGTGTAAAGTCTTTAGGCGGCAAGTTCATTTTTTAATGTGGTAAACGCCTCTGTATTATCAATAAAAAACTTTTTAATACCATTCATTCCCATTACTTTAGTTCCTTCATATTCATACCAAGGGCCAGCCTGTTTAATTAGTTTTTGTTCTAAACCCTCTCTAATAAAGCTTTCTACAATATCAATACCTCCCTCTACTCTAAAGGGTACGGTTGCTGATCTCCAGTTTTCCCCACCAACTTTACTTTTTCTAAGTCGTACTTCCATATCAAACCCCACATTATCATTCCCCTCTTTAATCCAACCATTACGTCGTACTTGTAAAAGGAAGTGGGCAAAGAATGATTGGGCTAGACCTCCCGGCATGTTATCAAGAGCTACTGGCCCCATACTAGAACGTACTTGATTAATGGCTATAAATGCTGATCCATATTTTAAATTGGGTAATAACTTGGGTAAAGAGCTGTTAACAAATCTAGCTTGCCATGCAATTGGACTATACGAAAAATCATTTTCATTAACTGTTGTAGGAACTAAACCTGCTATACTGTCAAGTACTATAACATCTATCCCCGCTTTCATTAACTCACGAGCTGTGTCCATAGCCTCTTCTCCATTAGTAGGTTGAGCAACCAAAACTTTATAAGGATCAATTCCACAACGTTCCACCCATGCAGCATCCCACGATAATTCTGTATCAATCCAAGCGGCTGTACCTCCTTCCTTTTGAACATTCGCTACAACTTGAGATGCTAAGTAGGATTTTCCTACGTTAGTTGGCCCATATAATAGAGTCATTCTTTTTCTGGGAATACCGCCACCAGTAAGATTATCCAAAGAAGGGATATTGAAAGGAATTCTTCCATAAGAAAATTCGTCACTATTACCTCTCATTAAATTTAATGTCTTTGATTTTAATAATTGTTCAATTGCTTCATCAGCTGTCTGCTTCATTTTTACTCCTTCTACGAATAGTTTCCGCCCACGCAAAATACACAGCACAGGCTTGAATAATTTCTGCATACATTTGATGATTGTCTTGTTCCCAAATAGCTCGTGCTACTTCTCCATTTTCTTCGGTGGCAATGACATTCCACCATTCATCTGAGTGTTCTTTTTGATCTCCGTATAAAAGGTCTTGCCTTTCTCTCTCTTTAAGAACTGCTTCTAAGACCACGGCCCTCGATATTTCGTTGTCCATATGGGTGATGCCCTCCTATCTCGTTTATTAATAATAGGATAGGGAATCGCATTAATACTCTCCTGTTCGTTCATCCATTTTAACTGTTGTCTAATGGCTACATATCCTATTATACTTGTTATTACGCCTCCAATACCAATCCATGCGAGGCTTTTTCTATCAATCTTCATCCAATACCTCGTCAATTTGTGAGTCTACCTTATCTTTAACAAATTTCCAAATACCTTCAGCTGTACGTTTAGAATCATCTAATTGTTCATCCAAAGGTAATTCTGTATCTATTTGATCTATAGATAAATCTACACGTCCGTATTGATTTGTCGATAAATCACCTACTCTAAAAGTAAATCCTAACTTTACGCTAACTTTTGCCATTTTATCTCCTACATTCCATCTTGCATTTTATTAGTGAATGTTCCTTTCTGTAACATCAATCCGATTATACCATATCCTGCAATATCTGTAAATGAATCAACGACAGAATCATAATTAGGGTTAGAGTTTGTCCAAAGAAGATGTTTTAATCTTCCTATCTTATCCCAAAGTCTAACTATCAATCCCTGTTCTTGAAATACTAGTATGTTATCAGGGCCATAATCCTTATGTTTTTGTATTATTAATTCTGCTACTTCCTGTGCTGTTTCTCTACATGATTCTTCAAACGTCATTTTCTGTCTCCTTTTCCCATTTTATCGTTTTTTCCAAAACATAATTATGTAAATCTGCTCCTATACCAGATGCAAAAGCAGCTAAACGTATTACATTATCGAGTGTTTCTGAATATAGTTCTCTATGTAATTTGCTAGTTTCATCTGCTCTATACCATGAATTTTGAATACTATCTATTCTAGAAACTAAATCGTGTATCCTCATAGCTATTTCTAGTTTATCTCCCCATTGTGAGTTATTTTCTAGTAATGCTGGCATATATCACTCCCAATCTATATAGTTTTCTACTGTTTGTACAGCTACAGGGTTATTAAATACAGCTTTATCCATATCTATTTTAGTTGCCCATGTAGGATCACACAATTCCATATCAACTTGTAATGGTATATTTAAACTATTTTCTTTTAATAATTCAGTAATTTGTATAGGTAGTGTTGTAATCTCATCCTCATGAATTTCACAAATAATTTCATCGTGTACTTGTAATAAAACTTTACTCTTTGTCTTTTCTAACGCCCTAGACACCTCTATTAGGCGTTCATTTAGAATATCCGCACTTGTCCCTTGAACTAGGTAATTAATCCCCTTATAGCCCATATCAGCAGGAATTCTATATACTCGTCCATATCTATTCTTTATCCAACCTCTCGTTTCTACGGTTTTTACTACTGACTCAAAAAAGCTTTTAGACCCTTTCAACCCCTCGAAATAGCGTTTTTTATACTGTCCTGCTTCACGAGGGGTAGTGCCTAATTGAATAGCTAATTTTTTATTGCCTATACCGTAAATAGTTCCAAAGGTTATGGCTTTAGCCATTTGTCTATAAAACTTAAACTCTGAACTATCTTCATCAACCCCAAACGCCAGCTTTGCCGCCTCTCCGTGAAAGTCTACATCAGTTTTACGTAGAAGATTTTGAATTTCTTCATTCTGTAAATAACTTAAAAAGACTCGCACCTCCATCTGGGAGTAATCAAATCCTACGAGATAATAATTCTCTCGTGGTTTAAACAGTCGCCGTATAGCAATCTGATTTCCGACAGCTTCGTCGTATGACTCATCCCCTATAAAACTCCAAGTGTCCAATACTTCGGGCTTGAGTTCCTCCACGCCAGCGTCTCCCTTTGCCGCTAGTATTGCATTTATCCTTTGAAGTACTTCTAATCTTTCCTCCTCTGTTAATTTAATATCTGTTAATTTAAAGTGGTTTCTAGGTATGTTTTGCAGATTAGGTTCTCGTGATGACAACCTCCCTGTTACCGTTCCCCAATTACAAAAACCTGTATGGATTACAGACTCCTCTAAATGTGGCTCTAAATACGTTGATCGTAACTTTTCTAATGTTCTATACTGTCGTATATACCCTGCAACTGGATGATCGATCTTAACTAATGCTGATTCTCCCCATGATTGCGCCCCTTTTGGAGTATTTTCAGGAGAGAAAATTCCTTGTTCATTTAATGCTACCCCTAATTGCTGAGTACTATTTATATTAAATTCTCCAACAATAGCATAGATTTTCTCTTTTAATTCCTCCTTACGAGATAAAATTTTATCTATTGCAGTTTGAGCATATTCAGTATCTATTGAGATACCTCTATTTTCCATTGCATATAACACTGGAGTTAAACTCACTTCTAACTCCCAAACTGCATCTTGTTGAGATTTATGTATTAATCCTAATCTATCTCTATATAACCTCCTTGTCCAATGGACATCCTTCTCACAATATTCGCCTAGTACATCGGGAGGGGCTAGGGAGAAGTCCTTATTCCATTTATTATGTCGTAAATATTTCTTCGTCTCAATATCATACTGTGCTGCACCGTCTCCATAAGACCGTTTTAGGGTACTTGTAAGGTCTAAATCTCTTACTTGTGTAGGTTCGGTCAATCTGACCATTACGATCACATCCTCTAATCGTTTTTTCTGAACCCCTAACCCCTCCTTCTCTAAAAAATGTAAATCGAATTTAATGTTATATCCGATGAGGATGGGACAATCATTCAACACAGTGATCAACTGTTGTGTTTGTGCATGTGGTAAATTTGTGCCTTGTTGATGCCGCATAGGAAAGTAGTACGTATCATCATTTGATATGTTACCTACTCCAATCCCGCAAATTTGAAAGCGTCCAAAAGAATCAAGCCCATTTGTTTCTACATCTATAACTAAAGCTTTCTCATTCTGTAACTGCTTTAAAACGTCTGTATGATTTTCTACGGTATCAACAAGCACAACTAACCCCTAAAATAAATTTTTAGCTGTTTCTGTAGTACTAACTACGTTATTTGAGGCTGGTATATTTCCACCCCCATATCTACCTAGATAGTATTCTTTAATAGGTGGTAATTCTTCAATGTCTGATTGTCTATCATCAGGCATCTCTGAATCACGAGCCGTTGGAGCAATTTGATATGACGTATCGTACATACCTGCCCCTGTTCGTTTAACCCGTACTACACCACCATTTAATTTACCCCAATCATTATATACGTCTACTAACTGATTCCAAATGTAATCACTACGTCCAAAGGATAATGCGATCACTCTAAAGTCATTAACTTCTTCTTTATACATCTTCTTCCCACCGGGGCCATTTACCTCAATCCAATCATCATTTCGCTTATCAGGATGAATCACTTCATGTACATATCCCCAAAATGCAAATTTATGAGCTGGTCTATACGTATCAGGAACTACACTTGTGTCTACCGAATCATCGGAAAGTAGATTAATCCACCTGTTACCTGATTTATAGGTATACAAATAAATTTCATCTAGTAAGTTGTCCCCATCTTCCCCCGATGCTATCGGAGTTACAAATGCTTGATCCCCATCTTTAAACCAAATTTCTCTTGCTGGAGCCATGTCTGATTGTTGGGGCTGTCTTATCTCTTCTCTTTTTGCCTGTATTCTATTTATTCCACCCATTGTAGTTTTTAACCTCCTACCAAAGTGATCTATTGTTTATTATTGCTTTTATTATTTTTGTGTTTCTTATATCTTGTACATCTTTATGCTCCCTTGGTAATTCTATGGTGCTAACTATACACCTCTGCGACAACCTCGTCAAGCTCTTTTCTGTAGCGATTT